TGGACTGAATTTAATAAAACGTTTTGAGGGCTGCCGTCTGATGGCTTATCAAGATGCAGTAGGTGTCTGGACCATCGGATACGGCACCACAAACGCAGACAAAGCAATCACCGGAACAACAATCTACCAAGGTCTGCGGATTAGCCAGGAAACGGCAGATGAATGGTTGCGCCAGTCTGTTGATAAAAAGTATGGTCCGAAAGTGGACAAGTACAGCAAATATGAATGGAACCAGAATGAGTTTGATGCACTTGTAAGTTTTGCTTACAACATCGGATCTATTGATGGATTGACTGCATCTGGATCCCGCTCAAAAGAGGAGATTGCGGATAAAATCCCGGCATACAACAAGGCCGGAGGAAAAGCTTTGTCCGGTCTTACCAAGAGACGCCAGGAAGAACGGACACTCTTTATTACTCCGGTAAAAAGAGAAGGCTGGGTAAAAGAAGAGGGTCATTGGCGCTTTTATGATAACTCTGGAAATTATGTTAGAAACGACTGGTACCAGGATGGAGACAAATGGTATTGGTTTAATGGCGCCGGTTTCATGGTGTCTAACACTTGGTACCAGTACAAAGGTTCTTGGTACTATCTTGGCCCAGATGGTGCTATGTTTAAAGGCTTGCAGGCGATTGATGGTAAGTGGTATTACATGGACGAAGATGGTCGCATGGCAACCAAACCGGTGGTACTTACTCCTGATCAGGATGGTGCTCTCCACTATCCAGGCCTTGCAAAATAATATAAATCCGCTTAAAAACGCTAGGTTAATTTTACCCTATTAGTCACAATAAAGTCACAAATTCAAATGAGAAACCTAGGAAATACAAGGTTTTTCTTGATATTAAATTTAAAAAAGACTTAAAGAAGTAATTGTTTTGAGGGCAATGGAATTGAATGGAAACCGCGTAAAAAGCAAGGTTTTATGCGGTTTTCTTCAATATACAGCCTTTTGAACTCTTTAGAAAAAATAGATATTCTTTGGGTCTATTGGTCACAATAAAGTCACAAAACATTCTTTATCAATTTTTTCAATTTCCATTTTCAAATCCCTTAAATCACGATGACCATAAACACGGTTAGTAATATCATTTCCAAAGGAATGTCCAAGCATGCGCTTTCGGTCATTTTCATTTACATGATAGAGTTCACAAAATTTTGAGAATGTATGGCGGCAATCATGAGGAGTATGCTTTTCTATACCTAACTGTGCTAAAACATGATACATATTTTGCCTGAAAGCACATGTGGTTATTGGCAGAAGAGTGCCATATCTTTCGTATCGGCGTTTTGCAAGAGGATAGACAGAGG